GGTTGGCTAGTTACTGATTGTTTGGCTGGAATAGTACGGGACTCTACATCAACCCCTGGAAACATAGAGGTTAATAACTTTACTGTAGCCAGTACAGTTGAATCAGCTTTAGTATTACTATCCCGCATATTAAGAAGAGCGGAAAATGAAGGAGGTTTACCTAATTCATCAGGCTTCTTACCTGCCTCATCTAAGGTGATACGAAACTTCCTCTTCTTAAGAAGTGCATAGCTAGTTAATAAATCTGTAAAGAAATCCATGTTGTATTAAAAAAACCCAACCCAACCAAAGACACAGGCTGAGTTGGGCTTTTACTCTAGTTATTATAGTTAGTTTTTATGCAGTGTCACCTGTATGAAGAATATAATCGTATCTAAAAGTTACTATAGCCGTATCAAATTCGTTAGTGGAGTAGTTTTTCTCAGCCTTAGCGAATCTTTTAGGGTAAAGACCAACCAGCTTAACCAATGAAACTGGAGACATTTTACCATCAAGTTCAAGAACTTCCGCAGTAGTCTTAAATCTTCCTGGAGTGTCCAAGAAAGAAGAAGTCATTTCTCCTGTAGCAGGATCATAAACTGTAGTGAAGTACTTGTACAACTGAACACCAGCCTTAGTCTTTAGTAAGTTATCAAAGGTAACTTCAAGCTCACCCATTGAAGGTCTACCTGGATAGTAAGTTGTATCATTAACTCTATTAACAAGAATATCTTCAACCTGAACCATCATTCCTGTTACCTTTTTAGCTGCTATAGTAAGAGGCTTAGAAAAACCCAGAGGAATTTCTATGTCTGCTGGTGGGAAGAAAGTTATTTCCCACTGATAAGCTCTAACGGAGTCTAAATCTTGAGAGATAACAGGTAATCCCTCAGTTTCGTTAAGGTCTCTGTTTAAGTTGTTAGCATAATAAGATGATTTAGCCATAGTTTAATCCTTTAAAAAGTTGCCGATTGGCTTGTAAGGTTCAGTTCGAAGATAACAATTTCCGCTGCCTTGGTAGGCTTAATAAGAACTTTGCACCATAATTCGTTCCTATCAACCCGAACAGGAGTGTTCACAGTTTCATCACAGACAACCTTATAGTCCGTAATACCTCTTCTTCTACGAATATCATCGAGAAGGGGGTTAACAACATTCACAACTTTTTCCCAAGTTGTAGCGTCATTAGGCTCAAATACAAATCTTCTAGTAGAAGACAGTAAACTCTTACGAACAACAATAAGCATTCGTCTAACATTGATTCTATCTAGAGCAGTAGGATTGCGTTGAGCAGTTCTTTGTCCAAAGATCATAATGCCCTGTTGGGGGAATTTAACAATCGGATTAACAACATTACCACCACTATACATGGAGTCTCTATCGCCCTGATTGACACTTACCTCCACATCTGTAGGTTTGGTCAATCTACCTCGTACAACGCCAGCAGGAGCAAACCAGGGATCTCCTACCTCGTCTGTATATGCCATCTGTCTAATGGCGAAGATGGACGGATCATACCAACGATCTCTGGATGCCATCCCGTCAAAAGTCTTAACCCAAGGCCAGTACACAGCAGCATAATTACTTACTATAGCAGCAGTGCGTTCATCTGACTGACCATTAGTCCAATCAATAGCTTGCTGGACAGTAGTTAATCCTTGTGGAGGTGATATAGCAACTAAGAAGTTTTGGCTAGTTTCACCTAAATTAACTAGAGTATTTTGAACATTTTGATCAGTGATTCCTGGGGTTGCTGCCATTGATATGTTAAGAGTATCATTATCAAGAGCATAAATACCAGTCTTGTTTATAGAATCACCTACTATATCACCAGGAACAGTCTCCGAACCATTATTACCACCAGCTAAAGCTTTACTTCCAGTAATAAGCTTGGAGAATCTTGGCGCAGCAGCTTTTACACCAGTACCATCATCACCCTTAAGTGGCTCACCTACCAAAGCACTCAATTGAGTTTGGAATGTTGGTAGAGAAGTAACACTAGCATCTGCTCCTTCATAGGCAAAGTACCCTTTTATATAATCCGACTTTAAGTTGTCCGTAGATCCTGTATTAATTACATCTTCCACAAACGCCCCAGAGGCTACTAAGGCCACTCTAAATGATTCTGTTGCGGCACCATCCCTATTTATATTTAAATTATTATTAACTCCACCAGTCTGGATAACTTCAGCAGAATATCCACTAGTAGTTCCATCAGATTTTGCACCTTCGTTGTAACCAATTCCTGGGTATAAACTTTGTACAGAATACCACAAGGAATCGTCAACCCCCGTGTTAACTATAGTACAACCAGTTACAGAAACAGTTGAGCTTTCCACGCTAGTAGCTATTCCACTCAAATCAATAGATTGTAGCGCACTTACACCAGTGCTATAACCAGATTCACTATAAGAAGACACAGTTAAGACCACTGAAGATCCAGCATAACCAGCAGCAACATAGCCCCCGCTTAAACCCGTAGCGGTATCATCGTAATACGCAGCGACAGAGGCACCGTCTAAAGCACCACCAACTATCTTCTGAATAGCTCTAGCTTGATCAGTAGAAGTTCCAGCAGGAATGGCGAAAGATTTAGGAGTAACAAATTTATCAACAGTATCAACCGTAACCTGAACCTTTAAATATAGGTCAGCAGTAACACCATATTGATTAGAACTTACTTGGAAAGCAGGGCAAGATCCAACAGGAACAACAGAGGAAGCATCAAGAGATCCAGTTCCAGCGGCTCTAACATAGTAAAGAGCATTAGTTGTTTCGAGAATCTCCACAGATCCTTCCAGCCCCTGACCAGTAATAGTCTCAGTAGGATTACCAAACATTTGGAATAGTCCTTCTTGTGAGGTTATTAAGGTAGCTTTATTAACTGGGCCTTGATTAGCAAAACCTACTATACCTACAACAGAGGGGTTGATAGAGACGGGATAATCACTATTATCCTTCTCAATAACATATACGCCAGGACTTACAAAATTAGCCATTGTTTATTTCCTTATGCATTAGTAATTTTTAATATTCTTTTAGACGCAAGATTTCTAACAGTATTAGTTATGGCCGAAGGAGGTACAACCACCTGTTCTCTGGGCGTTAACCACATCGTCTTTGGTCCTTTAGGGGTGGCAATAGTTATTTCCATGCCAGTAAAAGAATCATTTTTAATTACTTTCATAATATTCTCCTATATCTATTTATCGGTACACCATACTACAACACCAATTATTTTTTCAAGAAACCCATAGTTCAGAGACTACTTTTTCAATTCTACCAGTAGAAGTAATCTTGAACTGTGGGCTAGGTAGATAAGTCTCTATCTCCACCAGAAAGCTTTTACGAAGAAGCCTATCCTCTCTATCTGGGGCGGTAGATCCACCTTTATGGGATTCCGATACTAAAAAAGCTTTAATTGAGTTACTAATAGAAGTCTTCAACAATACACCAGGATTGAATCTGACCCTTATGGATTGCGATATTTGATCTAGATCTTCCATGTATTTACACCACAAATTCATGTTATACTGTATGGTAACTGGAACATCAGCCACACTTATAACTCTTTCCGCTCTCTGTATATCATCATTCCATACAGATCTTTGGATTAGGATATTATCGTATCTTCTTTTGGTAGTATCATCTTTGACGCTATCTTGCTGTATAGTTATCACAGGTAGGATAATATTGTTTTCCTGGAAGTATTTAGCTATCGTCCTTTCTGGCGCAGCATGAATAGATTTAACCCTCTGTAACTTATTTTCCCCATCAACATAGGAGAGATTACCAAAAGTCACTAGCATAGCTCTTAATAACTCTTTATACACTATAGGAGATAGCGTAGAATTGCTGGTAGCCTCTAAAGCGAAACTTTTAAATTTCTCATAGGCAGATCTACCCACTATGGATGGGGTAGTACCAGCGTATTCAGTAGTCTCTGATAGCACTTCTGCTATAGTCTTACCTGTATATACATCTTCTCTAGCTGTCAAGGTTCAGATACCCCCCAAGATCATTACTGCGCTCTGGTACATCCTCATTATGGATTTCTTCAGTATCACGAAGGAGTCTGGCAGAGCAAGCCATGTGGTAAACCCCATAGAGTTCAAAACTATCTTCTTGAACTTCAAACACTTCATACTTTTGGTTCTGAAATTTAGGCTCAATTATGTCCCCAGCAATAGGTATTCTATGTAACGACTGTGTAATATAAGACTTATTAAAGATAAAGATTTGATCATTAGTTAATTCCAAACCAAACTCACTTAAGGATTCTTCCAACACAGTCGGATCATAATGTCCGTGAACCAGTAAGGGTTCTGAATCTATAACCTTACTACGACTCTCTAAATATACATCATCGAAATCTTCTGAGCGTCTAAATTTATAATAAAATAGTTCAGAGCCTCCCAGTCTTATGATTTCATCATCAACCAAGTTAAATAAATTAATATCATTATTAGTTTGATCAAATAAACTAAGCTTTGTCCCCCCCAATAACTCAGGAAGGGGGGGCATTGGAGTAGTTACTGTATATTTTTTATTTTTAGCCATTAGTATGTACTAAATCTCGGTGGTTCTTCAATCTCCTTCATAAGCTCTATTTTAAGAGCCTCTTTCTCCTTCTCCCCCTCTCCTATTAGGGCAGCACCATTCATCTGAGTACCACCAGCAGGACTGGGAATTAAAGAGTATTTACTTCGTATCTCACCTAGTAATATTTTAGCACAAGCTAAAGTATATTTTTGTACCCAGTTTAGGTACGATGGTGGCATAGTATTTGTATCTAAATGCCTATATTGTAAGATAATAGGCTCTGGAGTTGTCGTAGGGGGAGGAGTAAGTTGTATATACTGATTATTAATTATATCCCATGATCCATCTTGCCCTAATATCTTTCTAGTCATCTCCATATTAGCTTGAAGAAGATAGTAATCCCCAATACTAAAGTTATTAAAGAGATAATTATCCTGGAAATATTTAATAAAGAAGTCAAATTCTAGTGTACCTGCCTGTGCTTGAATGCTTAACAAAGATTTCTTGTATACAACATTAACTAAGTTATTCAGAACCCATGGGGGCATAGTGTATAAATTCACACCAGCGGAACCATCAAAGACGGCAAACTGTGTAGCCCAATAAGGAGTATGATAATCTAAAAGAGTTACAGACTCATCAATACAAGTTTTAACTTGGTAGGGGGTAAGCTCCACCCTGACAATAGGATGACCCATCCTAGCTAATACAAAACTATTTATTTGTTCCTCAAAAGGATTAAATTCTACAGCATCTGATTCAGTAGTTTTATTTAATGTATCTGGATTAATATAACCTAAAGGTTTGTTATCTAATATATTATTAGATATTGGATCAACGACCCCTGACTGCCCCCAAGTGGTGATTATTGGATTACCTATCGTTGCCATTATTTAATTTTCCTTTAGACGATTTTTTAGTATGTTTTTTCTTAGTGGGTTTAAGTTTTTCATTAATTAGTTTAATATTTGGATAATCTAACTCCACATCGGATTCAAATATCTGTTGAGGTCTTACCTCTAGTATATCTGATCCTATGTAGAGAAGCATTTTAAACCTACATGTGCTTTTATATGTATACATTTCCTACTTTATATAGCCCTAAAAGAAAAATAGAGTGAGGACTTTTTTTAGTCCTCACTCTATGTTATCTAAAACTGTAGTGTCTAGTTAGACTTAGACATTACCGCTGCCCAAGTTAGTGGCATTTTCGGTCCATCCACCGAGTAACCCACCTGGGCCAGCGAATCTAATAATACGATAGAATCTAGCTTCTGGCGTAATAGCAGCTTTGCCGTACCGAGTAATCAGACCCTTACGAGGCTGGAAAGTCTGAGGATCAATGACCTTCGGCAGACCTTGGAGAGGAATATATGGAGCGTATATATAGCCAGCATCCATAGGACTGCTACCTTTATACCCCATCATGATCTCATCTTCAGGATACAGAGGATCAACATAAAGATCATAACGACCCATGAACTTACCAACATACGAAATGTTGTTCTTGCTCATGTTAGTAGGACCATCAACACGATCAATACCCCCCTGAAGTCTAGCAGAAGACTCAAGAAGAGATGCAACCACAGGAGCGCAAAGAAGCCAGTTACCAGCACCACGCTGAGTAGACTTATAAATATCCTGCGAAGCAATGTTAATCAGAGCAAGCAGGTTAGCATAAGTGTCGCCAACATGACGAGGAGCAAAGTTCAGAGCCGAAGAGGTCCAATCCATAAGGAACACATTAGTTCTACTACCTCTAGGGTTAGTAGGAAGACTAGCAGGGTTATTTTGGAAATCGCCAAAATTACTATCAACATTAGTACCAGTGTTGGTAAAGTTGTTGGAGTTTCCCCAATCAAGGTTCTGTCTGTTGAAAGGACCAACAGTGCTAGTAACATCATATGCAATCATACGAATGTCTTCAATAAGTTCACGATCAATCTCAAGACGAAGCTCAGAACTAAGAAGATCCGTAAGTTCGCGCTCTAAATCAAGGTTGTGATAAGCCTTAAGGTCTTGAGAAGCCTCAAGAGTCCAAAGGGCTCTCATCTTACGGGTTCTAGCAACAACAGGCTGTTGCTCGATGTACTCATGGAGAATCCCCATGTAGATCTAGACTCAGTATTGGCTGGGAAATCAGCAATCTCGCCACCATAGGTAGCAGAAGCGTTTCCAGCCTCACCAGCACCAAGACTCATATCAGAAAGGTCATAAGTAGTACCAGTATCAATAGTATTACCAAGTCCACCAATTTCAGAAGTCTCAAGACCACCCCAAGTAAGGTTGTACTTGCTGTAAAGGGTGCGCTCTTGGGCACCATTAGCATTTCTGTCGGACCCAAGGTAGAACACCTGGGAAACAGGGCCGCTCATGGGCTGAACGCCACAAATCTTGTTGGCAATCAGTTCGGGGAACACCCGTCGAACGAGAGGAAAAGCGAATTTCTGGAAAGTGCCCATAGACTGAGTAGTAGTTTCAGCCTCGTCAAGTCTTTCGGTCATGATAGACTTGGCTTGGTTTTCCAGAAGTTGTGCCGTAACTCTCTGAACATAAGAATCTTCAATGTCTTCAAGAACAGGAGCCCACTTTGCTAAAACAGCATTGTCTGCGCCTGGTTCCATAATTTCATCATTAATCATAATATAAAATCCGTATCAGTTAGTTTTTAGAGTCAGGCATGAAAGCCATAACCTCTTCGGTTAAGAACGGATTGCCTAGTGTATTTATAGGTCGTTGGTCCGTTGTTGGAGCGTCCACATTTTCGGAAATAATAATAGCTTTCTCGGTGGACTCGAAATCACTATTAACTTCTTCTTCAAGATTCACCACGGAATCTTGAAGTGTACTATTTTGTTCGGTAAGAACTTCTATTTTATCTTCGTAGTTGTTCATAAGTCTATCTAGTCTATTATTTTCTTTAATAGCTTCAGATAATTCATAAGCAAGAACTTCGTTATCCTTCTCTACTTTTTGAATATCCTCATTAACTTTAGACACTACAGGATTCAGATCTTCACGATCTATTTCAAATGCAAGGACACTCTTAATATCCTTAAGGGCTTGAGCGTCACGATAAATCTCATGGGACTCAGAAAGCTCTTCAAGAGCAGCCTCTTGGATAGTGTCCATTTGATGACGAAGGAATGCATGAACTTTATTAGTAAGCATATCCATCTCTTCATCCAATCTTTCGGAAATAATATCTTGCATAACCTTACCAATCTCCGAAATAAGCTCCTCACTCATTCCTTCTGGCAGTAAGTCTGCAATATCTTTTACTTTGTCTGACATAATTAATTCTCCTATCTGTTTATATGTATGCACCCCATATTACTAGAGGTGTTTTTTATTATTTTTTGTTCTTCCTAAAGTCACTACCAGCAGCGTGTGTTCTTTATAGTTCTTTATCCCCGATATTTCCCGCTCTTTAATTTATCCTCAACTCTTTTAAGAACAGGCATT